GGCTTCTTCCGGCGTCGGAATATCCGGCTGCCGTTCGGCTTTACGGATAACATTTTGGTACCACTCAATATCTTCTTGACGCTCCTTCGCTTTCTTTTCGGCTTCCCGTTGGGCGTTCAGGCTTACGAGCCAATTCCATTCCTCGTCGGAGATCTCGTAGCACCGGTTGTAACAGCCGAGGAGCGCCCAGTAATCGCGGGTCTTCCACTCTGCCGGGATGTCCCAGTATTTGACGTAGGGGACAGGCACACGGTTACCAGTGCCAAAAATCAGGCCGTCAGCCCATCCCGCGCGATGTTGCGCCTTCTCCTCTTCGGTCGGAAGCCGGGCTTCGATTAATTCATTGGGGTACGCATCAAACTGCGCGAATACTTTCATTTTTTGCTCCTCCTTTTGCTATCTTGGTTGGATTGTACGCCTTTTGTGCGTACAAGTCAATAGGCAAGGCACACAAAAGGCGTATTCAAAATTTGTGCGGATTGATAAGCGTACAGGGGCTAACGCTCCCATGACTTGCGCTCTATATCCTTCACCGCCTCGATGCCGGGGCGGGCTTTTTTTATCTCCTCGAACCGCTTTATTGCGGCGTGGCGCTCCTTGCCGGGGAACACTTCCGTTTCCGTCTCGGTCTCCGTCCCGTCGGCGTATGTGGTGATATGTCGGATATAATACTTGATGCCGCTGCATCCGTTATACCGTTCAAGCTTTACGCGGTCTTTGCTGGGCATTGTGGCAAGGGCGTTATATCTGGCGGCGAGGTCTTGCCGGTACTCTATAAGCTGCGTTGCCAGGTGCTTGCACTCTGCAATCAGCTCGGCGGCGCGGCGGTCATAGTCCCTGATTTTGTCGTAGTTGTCGCAGGCTTCAGGGCGCTTCAAATAGCCCCATATCCTTATTTCCGCTTCCTGGCTGGGGCTACCGTAGCGGGTGAACAGCTCGTCTTTATAGCTCATCTTTTTACCTCCTGAATTACCCGAAAAAATATGTTCCGTTACGCTTGTAGCGCTCGTTCCAAAACGCGGCGGTTTCTTCTGCCTGCTTTTTGCTCGGGAAAGCGTTTGCAGCCTTCAATCCACCAATAGCGGACAGTGCCGACAATATGTTTTCATCCGGACTGACCCGCAGTACATCGGCATAATAGCCGGGGAGGTATTCGCCGGCCTTTCGCTCCGTGAATATTGACCGGTTCTTGTCCTGCTCTGCGGTATAGGCGATATAAATATAGCTCATGACAATTCCTTTCTGCCCTCGTGACCTCCGGGGCGGGTGGTGTCAGTTAGTAGGTGGGACATTGAAAAACACAGTAAGTATTTGCGGCGAGGATGATCTCGTTGATGCGCTGGGCGGTCGTGTTACCGAGGGAAAACACAGCGATAAAGTTGACATGGCAGTCATCTGGGGTAAATATCGGGTAGCACTCTACCCCCAACGCATGAAGCTGCGCTGTGACGTTGGCGGCCTCCATAACCTCACGCGCCGCGTCGGCGTAGCACTCGCGGTAAAGGTCAGCGCCGTATTTGCCGCGTATGGCGTCGAGATGATCCACGTCGAAAAACTCGGTGAAAGGCTCATATTTGTGCGGGGCGGACAGGCGCACGGCGATGATCTCGTTTCTGCACGGCCAATATCCTGCGGTTTTCATCGTCTGATCTCCTTTCGTTCGCGGAGGTTGGGGCAAAGGGCAAGGCCACCGTCTATACGGGGGACGCGCCTGTATGCTCCGCGGTGCGGGCAATTTTCACGGGTGCAATTCGCGCAATAACACGCGACATATTCTTCATAGCTCATTTTCCATGCTGTGCGGGTTTCAAATTCTTCTTTCGTAAACATTTCAATCTTCCTTTCTTAGCGGGGGACGGCTCACGCCGTCGCCCCTATCCTTTCATATCCGCTGGACTCGCGCCCAGCACGGTCTATTACCTGGCTGCCGTACTTGCTGCGTATCTCGCCCATGCTCCGACCGCCGCGCCGCCAGCCGTGCGAGTCCTCAGCATGCCGCCAATACCAGAGCTTTTTATTGTTACTCCAACGGCATCCGGCAGCCTTCAGCGCCTCTTTATGCTCGCGGGTATTGCCGCCGATCCACAGCCAGCACCCGCACAGCTCTATTTCGAGGCCGTCGAGCTTCAGAAGCGTTTCGATGATGTCGCGGAACTCCTCCGGGCTTTCGGTCGTCTGGTGTTCCTTGTCGTGCGTCGCGTTCCAGCCGTGTTTCAGCTGCTCGAAAATTTCGTCGTGCTCGGCGTTGATTGCCTTCATTGTCTCGGTGTCGCCGCCGCGGTCGGGGTGGTACTGCATCGCCAGGCGGCGGTACTGCTTCTTGAGTTCGTCAAAGCTGTTGACGTTAACAAAGTATTTCATGTGGTTCTGTCCTTTCTTTGCAAAGGTACTAACTTAGTACCCGCTATTTAAAAGGCTGAAAACTCAGCCTTTATGAATTTGGTTTTCAAGCGCGTTTCTGAAGATTTCTGTCGTCCCTTGCAATGACTTGTTCGCGTCAATGTATTCTATCAACTCGGAATCTTCATCTTTACGCAAGTACACTTGATAACGCTTGTATGTCTTCGCGTTCCAAGCGGCCTTCTGGTCTGTCGTTCCTGCCGTTGCTCTCGCTCCTTTACAAGGAGGGGAAGCGGTTTCCCGCCGCCCCTCGCCGGTTTACTGGTCTGCGCCGGTGACGTATGCGTCCATAAGCGCCTTGATTTCTTCGACGGTGTAGGTCTTGCCCTCTTCGCTCTGGTCGAGAATCTTCTGGAGGTCGTAAACGGTCGCCTTTCTCACAATTGCGATTTCTTCCTTGCTCGGCATCTTATAGCCTCCTTTGCTTTCGTTTTTGTGTTGTCCCTTGGGACGCCTCCAAGATACACTAAGTTAGTACCCCTGTCAAGCCCTCTTTTGCACGTTTGGAGATATGCACAAAAACAAAGCTTATAAATTGTGCATTATGCAAGAGTGACCCGCCGCGCGTATCTGGTCGTTATCTATTCGTTATCCTGCACGGGATTATATATATTATACAGGGGATCGTAGGCCGAGCCGCGCCCCGGAGGGGATATATATTGATCTCTCCAGATATGCACGGGGATATATTATATACTAGATACATACAGGAGATATATAGAGAGGAGGAGCGAAGATATATAAACTATAGGGGGAGGTCGCGCGCGCGGGAGGGCAGGCGTTGACATTTTGGGCGCGTTTTCGGCGATTGTGACAATTGCACAAAGTTTTTACTTGACGTTTGTGCAATGTGGCGATATATTGGGAGCGAGAAGGCAAAGAGCGGCGCGAAGTTCGCACAACACCTATTATGCGAACCAAAACATTAGACAAAATGCCCGAAGTGTACAAAAGAGAGTGCCGCCTGTGTGCCTGGCTGTGCTTGTGTGCGGCGTTCCGGCTGTTTTATGTCTGCCTGTTATCATTCAATCAGGAGGGCGGGCGGCGCAGGCGGTGCGCGGGGCAATAAAGCAGGGCGGGCGCGGTGTGCGTGTGCTTTCAAATGCAGTCGTTTCCGGCTTGGCTGCCCTCTGGGGGTGGCGGAAAAAGGGCGGGTACGCGCGCCGAGAGGGGCGTATATATACCACACACGTTTCAGAGAAGCTTCCCGAAATGGGGTGGGGTAGGAGAAAACAGGGGGTAGGGTCTTTGGAAAAGGCGGCGAGAAAAAATTATAAGCCCTCTGCGGAAGCACTGGTAGAGGACGGATGGATCATGTGTCCGAAATGCAGGGCGAAGCTCGGACGGGCTGAGTATGGTGCGGTAGGCAAGGGGATAGTTCTCTATTGCCGAGGGCGTGACTGCAAGATGCCGGTGCGTGTAAAATTGTGACGTAGGCTGCGGGGGAGTCTTTCTTCCTTTCACTTTCCCGCACTGCGGAGGGGCGGACAATGCCGCCCCTTGTATAAGCTGGTGTAGCTCAATGGAAGAGCGGCTGCTTCGTAAGCAGCGGGTTGAGGGTTCAAGTCCTTTTGCCAGCTCCATATAGCTTTATAGCTCAGTTGGCAGAGCGCCGCGACTATCTGCGGAGACACCGGTTCGAGTCCGGTTAGAGCTTCCCGCCGGCGGTTGAGCGTGAGAAACCGCGAGGAGCTGTCCCTCATAAAAACAGTTTGACTTGCTCGGAGCCTCTAGCCAGCGGTACAAGCAAAGGGCAAGGCTATCCGAAAGGCGTGAAGTCCTTCGCCTTGCACGGACGGCATTTCGATTTGGTCACGCGATGCGGTTCGATTTCAGAGGCAGTTATACCGCAGCACAGCGGCGGCGGGTGTGAGACCGATGCACGTTGCCTCTGTGCGTTCATATAGCAGAGAGAGTGCTGGTGCTCCTCCGGGACTCATAATTCCGGCTACGTCGGTTCGATTCCGGCCTCTGCTACCACACGCGACATAGGTTCGTGCTCTCCTTTCTATCAAGAAGCGGCGCCGTAGGAAGCCGCTCCGCACAGCGCAGCTGCTGCGGCTCCGTCTGGAATGACGGCAGGCAAATAAGAGCTGGCAGTGAGGCTATAAGCCGCCAGCCGAACAGGCCGTGAGCCATTGACGAAGCATTGAAAAGTGCTTTGCCGGTGGCTCACTTTCTTTTCAGGGAGATAAGCGGTTGAAGAAGAAAGCGTCCGGAAATGTAAATATCGAGTGGGATCCGGGCGAGGTCAACCCGAAGCAGAAAGAATTCCTCGACAGTCACACGCTGTTCACCTGTTACGGCGGAGCAAAGGGCGGCGGCAAGACGCATATCGTCAGGATAAAGGCGATAGGCGCGGCGCTGGTGGGTTATCCGGGGATAAAGATACTCATAATGCGAAAGACGTATAACGAGCTGGAGGAAAACCACATCCGGCCGATACTGCGCATGGTGAGTCCGGAGCTGTTCAGCTACAACAACACATCGCACTTGATGACCTTTGAAAACGGGTCAACCATCAAGTTCGGCCATTGGAGCGGAGAAGAGAGCTTCAACGAGTACAACGGCCTTGAATACGACTGGATTTTCATAGACGAGGCGACGCAGTTCACGGAGCGCGCCTTCAACTTCCTCGGCGGCTGTCTGCGAGGCGTGAACGACATTCCGAAGCGGATGTACCTGACGTGCAACCCCGGCGGCGTAGGTCATGCCTGGGTCAAGCGGCTCTTCATCGACAGGGACTTCAAGCGAAGCGCGAACCCCGAAGAGGACGAGAATCCGGACGATTATACCTTCATCTTCGCAAAGGCGGAGGACAACACCTTCCTGCTCAAGTCCTCGCCTTTGTACCTGAAGAATCTAGCCCAGATGCCGGAGGAGCTTCGGCGCGCTTACCGTGACGGCGACTGGGACAGCATCGGCGGGAACTACTTCCCCGAAATGCTGAGTGGACGGAACGTGACGGCTCCGTTCAAGATACCGCAGCATTGGACGCGCTACCGCTCGTTTGACTACGGCCTTGATATGTTCGCCTGCTTCTGGTGGGCAGTGGACGAGGACGGGCGCTGCTGGTGCTACCGCTCGTTTGAGCATGAGGGGCTGATAGTAAAGGACGCGGCGAAGGCTGCGCTTGACCACACCCTTGCAAATGAGCAGATCATAGCGACATACGCGCCGCCCGATATGTGGAACCGGCAGAAAGAGACCGGCAAGACAATGGCGGAGTTGTTTCTCCTGAATGGCGTGAACATCGTGAGGAGCGACAATAACCGCGTACAGGGGCACATGGTCATGAAAGACATGATGGCTCCGATAGCGCTGAAAGACCCCTATGTACAAAGCCTTTACCCCGCGGGGCAGGCTCCGGACAGACTGCCGGGGCTGATGTTCTTCGACGGGTGCAAGAAAGCAATCAGCGACCTGAAGGCGATACAGCAGGACGACAAGAACCCGAACGACTGCGCGAAAGACCCGCACGAGATAACCCACACCGTTGACGGAATACGTTATTTCTGCGTGACGCGGGTTATAAGCGGTGAAGCCCTGCCGGAGCTTCAGCCGGAGGACGACGAGGACGAGGACGGCGACAGCTACGAGCATTACATGTGCGGCGGCCGTGCCGACGCGAGATATTTACTGTGAGGTGACACGATGGCAAAACCCGGCCCGAAGAGAAAATAGGACAGCCCTGACAAGCTGCGGGCAGCTGTCGAGGCCTACATAGAGAAGTGCGAGGCGGAAGGCATTTTCCCCGACGAAGCGGGAATGAGGCTTGAGCTTGGCGTTACGGCGCAGACCCTCGACAAATACTGCAAGGACGAGAACGCGGATGGGAAAGAGTTCCGCGAGATACTTTCGTGGGCGAAGGACAAGCGCGAAAGCTACCTCGTGCGGAAGATGACCAGCGACAACAAGGCGGCGCAGGGCTGCCTCAATGCGCTGAAGCAGCCGTCAAACGGCGGCTACATAGACCGGCCTGCCGACTCCGGCGGCGAGCGGAAGCTCACGATAAACCTTGTGGGAGTGGGCGGAGAGAGCGCCTTCAAGTAAGGCGCGTATATGGGCCGGTGGCAGAATGGGATTGCGGCTGACTCTAAATCAGCTGCCTGACGGCGGAGAAGGTTCGATTCCTTCCCGGCTCACCAGAAAAAAGGAGATTACATTGCTGACTATCATACTTATCTTAATCTTTGCCGTGGTCTTCGTGGGCGCGCTTGCTGTTCTGCAACACAGCCTCTCAGGTAAAGCGGAAGAGGAAGACATGCTGGAACAGGTGGCGCGCCTTGCGAGAGCGCAGGAGCGGTTAAACACGCGGCTCGAAAAGCTGGAAGAGCAGGTCTTTCGGCAGAAGGGCGGCGAGCTTGACGAGATAAAAAGACGGCTCGAAGAGCTGGAGAGCGACACTGCGGGAGGCAACGCGGCGCTTGACCAGATGTTTCTCGCGGGGATCAACGGCATTATGAATTACGGCATGAAGGACGCAGTAAAGCGAGGCTGATAAATGGGACAGTTTGATATTTTCTACGGCAAAAAGCTGCCTGATTAGCAGAGCGGCTGGCGGCTTTACGATGAGGCCGAACGCTTCAACTCCAACATAAACCTGCGCGAGACGGTGCGGGTGAACGAGAATTTCTACATTGGCAAGCAGTGGGAGGGCGTACAGTCCAACGGTCTGCCGACTCCGGTTTTCAACTTTATAAAGCGCGTCGTCGGCTTTGACGTGGCGACGATAACCTCGGACAACGTGAAGGTGACGGCCTCGCCGCTTGCGAACACCGCGAACACCGACGGGCTTATAGAGCCGGTGCGGATAGTGAACGAGGAGTTTGACGCGCTGGCGGCAAGAAACAAGATATCCTCTCTGCTGAGAGAGTTTGCCCGCAATGCCGCGGTGGACGGCGACGGCTGCCTGTACACCTATTGGGACGCCGACGCGGAGACCGGCCAGCAGTCCAAGGGCATGATCCGGACGGAGATAGTAGAAAACACGCGGGTGTACTTCGGGAACCCGAATGACCGGCGCGTACAGACCCAGCCGTGGATAATGATAGGCAGCCGCGAGATAACCCGCATCGTTCGCCGCAGGGCGAAGGAAAACGGGATGGCCGAGTGGCAGAGTATCAGCCCCGACTGCGAGGACGACAGCGTTGACACGGCGAAGGTGACGGACGACAAGACGACCGTGCTTCTGCTGCTGTGGCGCGACGAGGAGACGGGACACATATGGCAGTATGAATTCACACGCAATTCCGGTGTGACTGCCCCGATAGACACAAAGCTTTCGCTTTATCCTATCTGCTGGCTGAGCTGGGACTACGTGCAGGACTGCTATCACGGGCAGAGCATGGTGACGGGACTGACCCCGAACCAGATGTTCGTCAACAAGATTTGGGCGGCTGCGATGCTCTCGATGCTCCGCACGGCGTTCCCGAAATGGATATACGACAAGACCCGCATAAAGCGCTGGGACAACGGCGTCGGCACGGCAATCGGCATATCGGGCGGCGACGTATCAACGGTGGCGAAGGTGATAGACCCTGCCTCCATATCCCCGCAGGTGGCGCAGTTCATCGACATGGCGGTAAAGCAGACGGAAGAATGCCTCGGCGCTACGAGCGTTGCGCTCGGCGACACCCGCCCCGACAATACCTCCGCCATTATAGCCCTTCAGCGCGCAGCATCCACGCCGATGGAGATGACGAAGCTCAACCTTTATCAGGCGGTGGAGGACTTGTTCAGGATATACCTCGACTTCATGTCCGCCTACTACGGAGTGCGCGCGGTTGACATGGAGCCTACGCCGGAGATACGGCAGCAGTATGAATTTGCAGGGATGCCGGTTCCGGACTCCATCATTGCGGAATTCGACTTTGACACGTTGAAATTCCACCCGATGATGCTGAAGCTCGACGTCGGCGCAAGCTCCTACTACTCCGAGATAGCGTCAATCCAGACGCTGGATAATCTGCTAATGAACGGGCATATCAACGCAATACAGTACCTTGAGAGAATCCCCGACGGCTATATACCGGCGCGCCGGGCATTGATAAACGAGCTGAAAGCAACGCAGGCCATGAACGCGGTTCCGCCCGGAGCACCACCCAACGCGGCGACCGGCGACGTGGCGGCACAGGCAAAGCCGGAAATCCCCACGGGCGGCGGATTCTCTGATCTGCAACGCAAGGTGTTGGAGTCGGGATCGACTCAAGGACTTATCTGACAGGAGGAAAAGAAAATGAATGCACCTGACAAGGCGGCTGAGATAAAGGCCGCGATAGCTGCATTTTTCGCTTTCCTGACGGCTCTCTGGGGCTGGCTGGGCTGGGCGATAATTGTGTGGCTGGGCTGCGTACTGCTGGACTATATCACCGGCACGTGGGCGGCGAAATCCAACGGCGAATGGTCGAGCGCCGTTGCAAGAGCGGGGCTTTGGCACAAGCTGGGCGAGATAGTGGCGGTGCTGGTTGCGGCAATGTGCGATATCGCAATAGGCGTGATACTGAAAGGCTCCGGAATAGACTTCGGCATAGATTACAGTGTGTTGGTGACGCCGGTCGTGCTGCTGTGGTACATCGTAACTGAGCTGGGCTCCATTATTGAAAACGCAGGAAAGCTCGGCGCACCCATTCCCGAATGGCTGAAAAGGAGCCTGAAGAACTACAAGGATACGCTTGACGCCAAAACCGGCGGCGGGGCGCATCTCCCCGAACACTCGGAAGAAGACAGGGAATAAGGCGAAAGCCTTTTCCCGTCTCTATAAGAATATATCCACCGGCATAGACCAATGCCGTAACATAGACCGCCGACCATAGCGGACAAGGAGAATTGAATGTACGAAGAGATTAACGAAGCAGTTGAGACCGAAGGCGCTGAGGAATGGGCAGACAGCGACGCGTTCTGGGATGACGATCCCGCCGCGGAGACTGAACCCGCCGCAGAGCAGGAGGAGGCCGAGGGCGCCGAGGCTGACGAGCAGGAGGCGGAGGAGACCGATACTGCCGACGACCCTCACGACGAGGGCGCGGACGACGGAGCCGAGGAACCGGAGGGGCAGCAGGGTGAGAGCGCAGACCAGCGCTTTGAGCTCAAGCACCTTGAGGAGACACGGAGCGTTGACCGTGAAGAGGTTATAAAGCTTGCGCAGAAGGGCATGGATTACGACCGCATTCGAGAGGAACGCGACAGCATCCGCCCGGAACTGCGGCTTTACCGAGAATTCCTCAAGGAGCTTGCCGACGGCTCCGGACTGACCGTTTCGGAGCTGATAGACACGGTTCGGGCACAGCGCCTTGTGGCAAAAGAGAAGGAAAACGGCAAGGAGATGACCGAGGCCGAAGCCCTGATAAAGGTGCAGCGCGAGCGCAGCGAGAAAGCCAAGAGCGCGCCCAAGGCCGAGGAAGAGGCTCCCCCGGAGGAAGAGAAGCCCGCAGAGGCTAAAGCGGAGGACTCCCGCAAGGAGAGCTTCGCACGGTTTGCAAGGGAATTCCCCGACGTCAAGGCCGAGGATATACCCGCCAAGGTATGGCAGGATTTTTCCGCCGGAAAAGGCGACCTTGCGGACATCTACGCGAGACACGAGAACGCGGCGCTCAAGGCCAAGATCGCGGCCATGGAGCGCAACGAGGACAACAGAAAACGCTCCACGGGGAGCAGGAAAAGCAGCGGCGCAAAGGCGAAGGACATCTTCGACAGCGCATGGGAAGATTCGCCCTACGACTGATTTTTCGCCTCCGGGAGCCATTAACGGAGGAAATATAAATGGCAACTATAAATCTTATGGACAAGTGGGCGCCTCGCCTTGAGAAGCGCTTTACGACCGGCTCCATCACCGACAAGTGGTGCGGCACCAACTGGGAGTGGACGGGCGTTAACACCCTGAAGACCCTGACTCTGCTCACCGACCCCCTGAACGATTAGAACCCTGCGGCAAACGCGAACCGCTTCGGCACTATGACCGAGGTGGACGACGAGGCCAACTCCTACACGCTGACCAAGAAGCGCAGCTTTGACAAGGCCTTTGACGAGACCAACGTGCAGGATCAGAACTTCCTCAAGAAGGGCGCGGCCTACCTCAAGCAGATGTGGGACGAGAGATACGTCCCTGAGATCGACACCTACCGTTTCGCCCGCTGGGCAGACGGCGCAGGTCTCGGCACTGTCGCTACGGCGGCTATCTCCAAGGCCAACATCGTCGAGGCGCTGCTGAACGCTCACGCCGCGCTTGATGACGCGGGCGTCCCGATGGAAAACCGCGTTACCTTCATACGCAGCGACTACGCCGTAAAGTACAAGCTTGCGGACGAGTTCAAGTATGAGGGCGCGAAGGAGTTCATCCAGAAACGCCAGATCGGCGAGGTCGAGGGCAGCCCGCTTATCAAGGTTCCGAAGAACCGCTTCCCGTCCGGCGTGGCCTTCATGGTCAAGTATAAGCAGGCGACGGCAGACCCCGTAAAGATGCGTATGCTCCGCGCAAAGGACGACTCCGACGACCTGTGCGGCGTCCGTATGCAGGGTCTCGTCCGCTACGACAGCTTCGTGCTGGCGCAGAGCGCAGACGGTATCTATGTCTACGGCGAGAACGCAGGCAACGTGCTTCAGGCTCCGACCTTCTCCACCGCCTCAAACAAGGTGACTATCACGAGCGCCGACAGCGCAAGCATCAAGTACACCACTGACGGCACCAACCCCAAGACCTCGGCGACTGCGCAGGCTTACAGCGCGGCTGTGACCATCACGGAGAACACCACGTTCAGAGCATACGCCTACGCGACCGGCAAGACCAGCTCCGCCATCGGCAGCTACGATGCGGTGAAGACCTGATCCAATAAAGGGCAGAGCAAGGCTCTGCCCTTTTTCAAAAGGAGCGAATAAAAATGACGACTGCGCAGGACGTATTTGAAGCCTCAATGGCGCTCATGGACGAGCTGAACGAGGCGAGCGGAGCCGCCGACACGGCGGACACCAAGGAATACAAAAACCGGACGCTGCCTGTCCTCAACATCCTGATAGGCGAGATTTACCCGTATTCCGACACATACAAGAGCCGAAACGCGGGCAAGCGCCCGATCGTAACGGCGATAAGTGATTTTGACAGCAGCATCGGACTTGATGATTACATATGCCGCAGCGTGCTCCCTTACGGGCTGGCGGCACACCTGCTCATAGACGAGAACCCGACCTCGGCAAGCTTCTTCCAGCAGCGCTACGACGAGCTGAAAGCGATGCTTCGGCTGGGCTTCCCGGAGGAATTTGAGCCGATAGAGGATATATACGGCGGGCTGGGCTGCGGCGACTTTGCCCGCTGGTGAAGCGAGGCGGATAAATGGCGACTATAAGCGGCAGCACAAGTGAAAAGATATTCCAGATAAAAGCGTGGATGGGGCTGAACGAGAACCCCGACGGCGACACCAAACTGAAGCTTGGCGAGGCGGCGGCAATGCGTAACTTTGCCATTACGCGAGACGGGAATCTACGCCGCAGACCCGGCAGCAAGAAGATTGCAAGCCTCGGATCCTCCCCAGTACGGGGCATGTGGACGGGCTACATAAACGGCAATGAGGAGTTCATCGCCGCCTGCGGCGGCAAGCTCTGGCGGCTGTGGAACGCGGAGACGGGAGCCTTCACTGCGACCGAGATAGGCAGCATCGACACCACGAATGAGGTGCACATGTTCGGTTTTTCCGAAATACTCTACCTCATAAACGGCAGCGAATACAAGCAGTATGACGGCACGACGCTTTCGGACGTCGGCGGGTACAGGCCGCTTGTGACGATAGCCGTACCTCCGAGCGGCGGCGGGGAAACGTTGGAGGAGGTAAACAAGCTCGTAGGCACTCGGCGCTGCTGGATATCCCCGGACGGCAAGGCGGTGAAATTCACGCTTCCGGAAAGCGGCTTGCAGAGCCTCGACTATGTGCATGACCTGAAAACCGGCGAGAATTTGGCGGCGAGCGCATACACGGCAGACCTGACGGCAGGAACAGTGACCTTTACGGAAGTTCCGGCGCTCGGCGTAAACAGCCTTGAGATAGGCTGGACGATGGCGACGAACTTCCGCGCACAGGTAAGCTCGATGCGGTACAGCGAGCTTTACGACGGCGCGCAGGACACGCGGGTTTTCCTCTACGGCGACGGGAGCAATCAGGCGATATACTCAGGGCTTGACTACGACGGCAAGCCGAGGGCGGACTATTTCCCCGACCTGAACGTTGTGAATGTTGGCGATGCGAACACGCCCATCACCGGACTGATACGGCATTACTCCACGCTCGTTGCCTTCAAATCGAGCAGTGCGTGGAGCATACGCACGAGCGAGCTTACGCTGGCCGACGGCGCAACGACGAAAGCCTTTTATGTATCTCCTGTCAACAGGGCGATAGGCAACGCTGCGCTGGGGCAGACGCGCCTCGTGCTGAACTCGCCCAGAACGCTGCACGGCAAGGACGCTTTCGAGTGGCGGAACAACAGCAGCTACTCCTCAAACCTGACGGCGGACGAGCGGCAGGCAAAGCGCATAAGCGACCGGATATATGCGACGCTGGGCGGCTTTGACCTTGCGAAATGCTACTGCTGGGACGACAACGACAATCAGGAGTATTACATCTGCTATAACGGCAAGGCTCTTGTGCAGAACTACGCGGCGGACGCTTGGTACTGCTATGACGGCTTTGACGCGGTATGTATGGCGAACTTCCACGGCGCGCTTTACTACGGCACGTCCGGAGGCGCGATAGAGCATTTAGGCTACGAGCATATCACCGACGACGGGCGGGCTATCGACGCATACTGGGAAAGCGGCTCGATGAGCTTCGGGCAGGATTACATGCGCAAATACTCCGCTCAGATATGGATAGGCATAAAGCCGGAGGCAAACGGCGAAGTGACCGTGACGGCGCAGACAGACAGGAAAAGCACCTACGCCGAAAAGATTGTGGCAAGCCAGATGGCGAGCTTCAGGCGCGCGAACTTCCGGAACTGGAGCTTCGGCACGAACCGCAAGCCGCATATGACAAGGCTGAAGATAAAGGCGAAGAAGTTCGTCTTTTATAAGCTTATATTCATGGCGGCGGAGCCTGACACGACATGCACGATACTTGCGGCGGATATGCGAGTGAGGTTTACCGGATATACGAAGGGGTGAAAAAATGGCATTTACCAAACTGATAGAAGATATTGCATAGATAAGCAAGCTTGACGACGAGCCGAACGACGTTGACGGGCTTTCCGCCGACCAGCTGAAAGCGACGTTCGACAAGGCAGGGAACACCATCAAGACGTGGATAAACACCGTTCTGCTCCCCGCGCTTGAGGGCAGCGCGGCTGCCGGAAACCTCGGCATAGCAGCAATATCCGGTCTTACCGGCATAGCAACTGTGCAGGCGGCGCTGGAAAAGCTTGAAGCGCAGATAAGTGAGGCGGCAGTCGGTGACATTCCAGACGCATCTCTCACAGCGGCAAAGCTGGCAGACAACGCTGTTACCGGAAGCAAGATAGCGGACGGCGCGGTAGGCTCGGCGAAGATAGCGGACGGTGCCGTGACATCGGGCAAGCTTGGCGCGGGCGCTGTAACGGCGGAGAAGATAGCAGCTCTAGCCGTTGCGACTGCGGCTATTGCGGAGCTGGCCATTACCACAGCGAAGATAGCAGACAAGGCCATTACCACAGCGAAGATAGCAGACAAGGCCGTCGGCACTTACCAGATGGACGACAGCAGCATTACGTCTGCAAAAATCAGAGGCGGAGTCGTTACAGCAGACAAGCTTGCGTCCGGCGCGGTTACTACCACAAAGCTTGGCGCGGGCGCAGTCACCGGCGAAAAGCTGGCAGCAGGTGCACCCAATACGGCAATGGCAGCGACGCGGTACAAACTGGTCAGCGGTGTACACTATGGCAGCTCTTTGCCGCCGGACATCGCAGACGACGAGCTGTTTTTCCTTGTATGAGGTGATGTATGGCTACACTGAGTTTTGCCGTTACGAACAGTGCTTGGAACTGGAGCGGCACGGTAAGCATTAACTACGAGGTCGAATACAACGAGGACGCGAATACGACCACGGTTACGTTCGCAGAGTCAAAGTTCACGTATTGGGGTCGCAATAACTACGGCACATCTGCCTCGGCGGATATAAGCGTTCAGGCTGCTGATAACACGGTGAGCAAGGGCGCTGCGCAGATGTCCGCGTATGGCAACACGGCAAGCGGCTCAAAAGACTTTCCGGCTACGCCGTCGCCCACGTCTGTCACAGTGCAGCACAGCGACGCAGACGGGGAGAAGTCCATAGTCATATCGGCATCGGCTGTTGTTAAGGCGTACATGAGTTCCACCGCGACGCGCCAGACTGAAGGCACAGGTAGCGGGGCAGAAACCGTTGTGAGCGGAGAACATGCCTCGTCAAAGGCGGTAATTTACATAAACGGTACAGCCGTTAAGGCTGTGCCGTACATCGGAAAGAAAAAGGCTACGGCATACCGAGGCCGCACGAAGCTATAAGGAGGACGCATGACAATATTGCAGGGCGACGCATAGCTCATACCGATAGCATTGACAGCTGACGGCGAGCCTGTCACGGACGCGGATATTGAGGCGATGGAGGTCATTCTCGGCGGCATATCCAAGCTCTACCCGGACGAGCTGGGCTATGCCAACGGCGAGTTCCAGTTCCCGCTGACGCAGGAAGAGAGCTTCGCTATGGCAGAGGACAGATACGACCTTCTGATACGGCCTAAGTTTGCCGACGGCACCGTGTCGGGCGTACTCAAGGCAGGGGAGATAGAGGTCGTAGCGACAGACACGAGGAGAGTGCTGTGATGAGAACCGTGACGGCAAAGATGCAGCGGGTGCGGCGGATAAGCGCCAACATTGGCGCAGGCTCACAGCTCGCTCTTGACCTCGGAATAAAGATAACGGCCGACACGTCGCCAAAATATACCGGAGAATATGACGTGCGGCCTAAGACTTACGAGCCGGTGGTGCTGGAGACGAAGGGACGCTCAATGCTGGACGACGTGACAGTGCAGAAAATCCCGCAGTTCGAAGTTTCAAACGACGCGGGCGGGAAAACACTTATTTTGGGGGATGAATATTATGGCTAACTAGTTCAACAAGGTAATACTCGGTACAGAGGTAAAGCTTGACCTTACGGGCGACGACATAACCGCGGCTGACCTGAAGAAGGGTATCAAAGCGCACGACAAGAGCGGAGCGCCAATCGTCGGCACGAATACGAACGACGCGAACACCTCGGACGCGACGGCGACTGCGGCGGAAATACTCAAGGATAAAACCGCTTATGTGGCAGGTTCCAAGCTGGCCGGCACGATGCCGAACAACGGGGCAAAGACACTTGAAATAGCTACCAAGGACGGCACACCACCCATCCCCATGGGCTTTCACGACGGCAGCGGCAAGGCGCAGATAGCGGCGGCGGAGAAAGCAAAGCTTATCCCCGAAAACATCCGCGAGGGCATAACAGTGCTCGGCGTAGCCGGTTCTATGTCCGGTTCCGAAGGAATGAAGCCGCAGGCAAAGTCTGTCACTCCGAGCTTCGCAAGTCAGGAGGTTCTGCCCGACAGCGGCTACAATTGCCTGTCCTCGGTGACGGTCGCGGCGATACCTGTTTCAGAAGCAGCCAACGCGGCGGGAGGAATAACGCTCACGATAGGAGGCTGACATGGGAGTAAGCAAGGTCATTATAGATGACGAAGTTAAGCTTGACCTGACGGCGGACACGGTAGAGCCGGCGGCGCTCAAAGCAGGGTATACAGCGCACAACGCAGCAGGAAACAAAATAGTGGGGACTATGTCGGCTTCGGGTGGCACTTTTAAGGTAACGGTGACGTTCTACCCCGATACACATATGTGTACTTCGGACAAAACATTGCAGGAGGCTCTGGCCGCCTACAATGCGGGTATGCTGCCTTACGTCGAGTTTCACAGTTATGATGCCGTGGAATTCTATGAAATGCAGGCCAAGAGTGATGCCGAGATAATATTTGTGCATTACTTTATGTCGTTCAACGCCTCCAACGATGGTATTGTAATGCCCTCAATGGGGTGCTACTCCATTACCCTCACTGACGACGGCGCAATTCTGGACGACTCCGGTTCGAGCGACGTGGTAAGCTATGTGGCAGTTAACCCAAACCTCAATGCGCCTTCAGAAGATACCGTGCCAAGTACGCAATGCGTCTCGAACGCGCTAAGCAAAAAGCTCAACAAGCAGCTTGTGGCCGGAGAAGACTACTTTGACAGTGAGGCTGCGCTGCCTGCGCCCGGAACTGTCGGGAGAATATATTTTGTAAAGGCGGAGGCGTGAAGCCATGGCGCAGCTTTCATATACCGCGGAGCTAACTGCTTATAGCTGGACAGGCTCGACGTATATAAACTATACGGCGCGTTACGACCCAGTTGCGAATGCGACAACGGTAACATTTGAGACTTCCGAGTTCAGTTACTATGGCAGAAGCGGCTACGGTACATCGGCCGAGGCAACTATTACCGTTACAGCTTCCGACAACTCCGGCAGCAGCGGCTCGGCAACTCTGAGCACCTACGGTTCAACGAATGGCGGCACGAAGTCCTTCACGGGAACACCGTCCCCCGCGAGCATCACAGTGCAGCACGCCGCAGGCGGAGGCGCGAAGAGCATCAACATAAGCGCCAGCAGCACGATTAAAGTCTACCCGACTTCATGGCTGAAGTCGCAAAAGACGGCAACGGGCAGCGGCAGTGCGAGCGAGACGGCAGGTACGGCGTATGTATTTCACAAAAGCGTGTCTGAAGGCGTAGCACAGGCGGATGTATATGACAGAACCAACACTCGAAGTGCAAAGCTTGCGGAAGGCGATTTGCTGTGTGCTGGAGATGTAATTCAGCTTTACAGGGCAGCCGCAGACGGCTATGAGCTGACGGCGGCGCACTTCGGCGGTGGCGGTATCGTTGACGACGGAGCTACGCACACGGTTACTGGCGAGACAACAGTAACAGTAACTGCGAAGAAATCTGTCCCGAAGGGTTACGTGAAAATCGACACCGGGCAGGCACTTGTGAACTACTGCGCGATGATAGATACCGGCACGGGGTACGTCAGGTATAGAGCTTATATAGACACCGGAACTAAAATAGTTCCGTATTGATAAGGAGGACAATATGGCAAAGACAAACACCGGACTCGTCGAGTACGCACTGGCGCAACTGGGCAAGCCCTACTGGTGGGGCACCTTCGGGCAGACGGCCTCGGCGGCGCTGCTCGCGCAGAAGCGTGAGCAGTACCCGGATAGGTATGGCTCGTATGGCGACGAGTGCAAGAAGCAGTATGGCCAGAAGGTGCACGATTGCGTCGGGCTTATAAAGGGCTATCTTTGGTGTGACACACCGGACAGCGAGCCTGCATACAAATCAGTGCAGGACGTCGCAGTAAGTGGACTGTATATGTCCTGCCCCGAAAGCGGCAGTATCGACACCATGCCTGACATACCGGGCGTGTGCGTGTTCATGCAAGACATGTCCCACGTCGGCGTATACATCGGCGGCGGCGGCTACGTCGTAGAGGCAACCGGCCATGCGCGCGGCGTGGTCAAGACCAAGCTTGCGGGGCGCGGCTGGGGTCTGTGGGGTAAGCCCCGCTGGATAAGCTACGAGGCTGCTGCCACTCCTGCGCAGCCCGCACAGCCCGCACAGACCACCGCCTCGACGCTGAACGTCACCGGCCTGCCGCTGCTGCGCTATGGTGACAAGGGTGAGTTCGTCCGCTCGGCGCAGCTGCTCCTCATCGGGCGCGGCTACTCCTGCGGCTGGTGCGGCGCTGACGGCGAGATAGGGCAGGACACCTGCAACGCGGTTATCGCGTACCAGCGCGCCTGCGGCTTGCAGCAGGACGGTATCATAGGCGCTCAGACTTGGGCGCGGCTGATAGGAGGTTAAGGCATGGCAACCTTTGAGGAAACCTACAACAAGTACAACACCGACCGTGCATCTGCTATAAACGGAATGTACGACGCTCAGAAGGCCGCTACGCTCAGCCAGCTTGAGAGCGCATAGAACCAGAACCGGCAGACGCAGGAGGAGGCCAAGAACCAGATAGCGCCGACGTATCAGCAGAGGGCGAATGACCTCGCGGTACAGTATGAGCGCAACCGCCGGAACTTCAACCGGCAGGCGGCGGGCAGCGGCCTCAACACCGGCACGGCGTCGCAGGCGGCGCTCGCCCAGAACAGCACTTGGCAGAGGGATTACGGCAATCTCCGCACGGCGGAGGCGGACGCGCTGTCGGCAGCCGACAGGCAGATGGCGGAACTTGAAACGCAGTACAAGTCCGCAGTTGCATCCGCAATAGCCGAGAACGACTACGACCGCGCAAAAGCCCTTATGGACGAGTACGGCAATCAGGAGAACCGCGATGCGGCTATGGCGAAGACTCTTGCAAGCTATGGAGATTTCTCCGGCTACGCAAAGCTTTACGGCGACGACGCCGCAAACAACATGGCACAGTATTGGATATACTCGAACCCGCAGCTTGCTTATAGCATGGGCAAGATAAGCGCAGACGAGTATGCAAGGCTGACCGGAAAGCGCACCGGCGGCAAGACGACCGGCGGCAAGGCGGCCGGAGGCAAAACGCTCAGTGAGGCTTTCACTGATGATAAATATGGGCAGGATTACACCAGCAACGGTCTTAACCTCACGGATATGATGGAACTCATCAATAAGGGCGACACGCTTTCGGCTCTCAGACAGGCAGAGGCTTTCGCCGCAGATGCCTACGCAAACCCCGACAAATACACCGACTCTCAAATTGAGCGAATGGCCGAACTCAAAAGAATGGCGCAGAGAGGCCAGAAGATTAGCGGTTCGGTCGGCGGTGGGCGGAACCTCGACGCACTCAGATAACAGAAAGGTGTCATTATGGCAAGTAGAGAAGAAAACCTCAGATACCTTGCGGGCGGCAGTTTGCCAAAAGATACCGGAGCCGCAAACGGATCCAGTATTACTGGCACTAAGGAAGTGCAAACTGATGGGCTGAGCGAAAAAGCTCGACGCAGAGAAGAAAACCTCAGATACCTTGCTACGCCTGCGGAGGACATCACTCCGAAAAACGAGACCGTCGAGAACAGCAGCTTCACGAGCAAGAGCGGCAAGTTTGACGCTTCTGCCGCGGCTCCTACCGCCGACTATACCCAGCAGCGCGCGAAGTTGCAAAAGGAGCTTGACAGGCTCGACAACGCCGCCGCATACGTGACGACCACGGAGCAGAGCGACGAGATAGACGCGCAGCGCAAGCCCATAATAGAACAGCTGCGCAAGCTCGACGAGGCGGAGGGCAAGACCGGCGTATACACCGGCGGCGACCGGCTGAAAAACGCCCTCGGCAACGCGAAGCTTGCAACTCAGCAGGGCTTGACGCAGGCTGACCACCGGATAGCCCAGACCGCCGATTGGCTCTTCGGCGGCATTGCCAAGGAGGGCAAGGCGCTCGTGAACGCTACCCTTCAGACGATAAACCCGAACTGGGGCTTTGAGGACGAAGACCCGTGGATTACGAGATATAACAAGCGCGGGGCTGAGGTGCTGGCACAGAACGACGCCATAGCCCAGCAGCGCATTGAGGAAGGCAGGCTCAACAAGACCGCTTGGAAATATGCGCCCGAAGTCGTGGCCGCTATCCCCGACGCTGTGCTGGCCTTTGCGACAGGCGGCGCGAGCGCCGGCGGACAGGCGACGAGAGCGGGGCTTGAGACGGCTTCGGCCATAGCGCAGGGCAGCAGCGCGGCGCAGAAGCTCATCCCAATTGCGGACGCTACGAAGAACATGATGAAGTCTCCCGCATGGATGAGCGCCTTTGCGCAGACTGCGGGCGGAAGCTACGAGGAAGCTCTGGCCGACGGCGCGACGGAGGAACAGGCGAGCCTCTACGCGCTCCTTAACGGCTTTGCGAACGCCACGATTGAAGTCGGCGGTACTGACGAGGCGATGGGCGGTATTCAGAAGCTGCCGCAGCAGCTCAGAGACGCGCTCGAAAAGGGCAACAAGAACGCCGTCATGCAGTGGGTAAAGAGCACGGCGGGCGAAGCTAAAGAAGAAGTGCTCCAGGGTATGGCCGAGAAGGGGCTGCGCGGACTTTATACGAACGACGTTCCGCTTTACTCGGAAACCGACGAGAACGCGGTAATAAACCCGAAGCGCGCCAAGGAAGAAGCCCTCGGCGGACTCATCGTCGGCGGCGTACTCGGCGGCGGGCAGACGGCCTTGCAGTCCGCTATCAACATCGGCAGGGGGCAGAACGCGAACGGCGCTCAGGATGCGCAGGAGACGCAGACCGCGGCGGGGGATATCTCCGCACCACCCACGCAGGAGAACGCCGACAGGGGTGCTTCTGCGCGGTTAAACTCCGACGTACAGACCGACGTGGGCTTGCAGAACGCAGAGGGCATAAAAAATACCGCTCCGAACGGAGCGGAAAGCACAGTCGTCAACACTGACCCTGCGCGGCACACGGCAGCGGAGCAGTCGGTTATAGATGAGTATCAGGCGGCAGTCGACGACAATCTGGTGAACTACATAGAGACTGTCAGGGACAATGCCGGGGCAAAGATAGGGCGCTACTCGCTGAAGCGCGTCAATGACAGGGCAGCTCAAGACATAAAGCGGCTCACCGGGGTAGACACCACCGGAAACAAAACGGTAATAGAGCCGAGGATAGTCGAGCATATCCTGAAACGCCACGGGGAGAACGGCAGCGCAGACAGCAGTATGCGTGATATCAACGACATCGCACGTATCCAGTATGTTCTGGATAATTACGATGACGTATCATACGGGGGAAAGTCCGGAGCGTACCGGACGGTAAAACCCAACGGGCGCGCAGGGCAGGCGGACACGGTCATTTTCAGCAAGGCTGTCAACGGAACTTATTATGTTGTTGAGGCGACGCCGGACACCAAGGCAAAGACAGTGTTTGTGACTTCGGCGTATATGAGCAAAAAAAATGCAGCCTCAAGGGCTGCAAAAGGCGCAGGAGGCTCGCGCGTCGCCAATGCCGAAGCCTCGCGTAGCACGTCCGAAACGTCCGGCGCGAACTCTCCTGCGATAAATGCGGAAGATGTGCAAACCGCCGATGCAAACGCCTGGCGTGGCACGTCCGAAACGAAAAATGCACTCTCTCCCGCGGCGGAAGCAGATGCTTCCAAGGCCAATATAGCACCGGATGCGCAGAATGTCAATCCCAACGTCCCAGCGCAAACGGTGGAGGAGTCCGGCGGGAAGAAGCGGAGTCAGACCGAGGCGCACACCCTCCAGACGATAGACGAGCGCCTTGACACTCCGGCGGCGGAGCGCGAGGAGCTGTATTATATCCCGAAATCCGAGAGCGAGAGTCTGCGCGAGGCGGCGGAGCGTATACGCGAGGACATGCCCGGAGCGCGGGCGGAGCTTGCGGCGAAGGACATGTGGAGCGGGACTGACCACGACACGGCAATGGGCATACTCGGATCACTGAACCGTGAGGCCGCGCAGACCGGCAATTATGACGACTTCCGCGCATGGCGCAGGACGATACAGGAACACGGCACGGACACGGCGCGGGCTTTGCAGTCCCTCGCCAAGTACACGCGCACCGGAACAGGGGCGATGATGGACGCGGTGGATATCATCGACAGCTCCAACATAAGCGGCGAGCTTAAATCTGCGCTCACGGCAGAGGTCGGGCGTTACTCCGAGGAGTACGACGCGGCGCGAGCCAAGGCCGAAAACGGCAATCTCGCCGACATGGCAGACCTCATAGAGCGCATGGCGAGGCGGCGCAACACTTGGACTTTCGGCAAGAACCGATACAGCAAGATCGTCCGCGAGCTCGCGTCGGACAAGTCGAACGCTGAATGGCTCACGGACTACGCATACAGGCAGATATCCGCAATAGCAAGCGACGCCGCGGTGAAGGTTCCCTTCTCGCAGAAGGTGAAGAGCGCGCAGACGACGGCACAGCTCACGAGCATCGGGACGTTTCTCCGGAACATCGGCGGCAACGTCACCTTCGGAGTGCAGGACACGCTCTCTCAAAACGGTGTAGCTCTCGCCATTGACCGCCTCATCTCGCAGGCGACGGGGAAAAGAACCGTCGGCGCGGACAAAAGCTGGTTTTCCTCCGAGGCGAGGAAGGGCGCACGGGACGCGATGCAGAAATCCATACTTGAAGTCGCGGGCGACATCGACATGAACGGCAATGAGAACCGCTACGGAATGACGTCGAGCCGGTCATGGAGGATGAGCGGAAACGCGGCGGAGCGCTTCATGTCCCGCTGGCAGCAGCTTCTCGGCTACTCGCTGACGACCTCCGACCGCTTCTCCCGCGGCGCGATAGAGGCGGAGATCACGCGAGGGCTTGACGCTCTTGGCAACAGCGGGCTGACGGCGGAGGAAAAGGCTGCCATTGCAAAGCAAACCGCCGACTACCGCCTGTTTCAGAATCACGGCGAAGCTTACACAGCTTCAAAGGCGATACACGACTTTCTGAACGTCGCCGGTTTCGGCGGCACGAGGAACGGGGCGACACGTCAGGGCGGCTTCGGTCTCGGCGACGTCGTGAACCCTTACCCCGGAGTCCCCGCAAACCTCGGCGTGAAAGCGCTGGAATACTCGCCCGCAAACGTCATAAAAGGCGGAGCGGAGATCATAAAGGTTCTGAAAGATACGAAGAACGGAAAGCTTGACGCGGCGAAGCAGCATCAAGCCGTTATGGATGTCTCCAGAGGCGTGACCGGCACGGCAATGGTGGCGCTCATGGCGGCGCTGTTCAAGGCGGGCTTTATACGCAACAGCGACGACGAGGACGACCTCGACGCAAAGGCAAGAAACGCGGAGCGCGGACTGAGCGGAGTGCAGATAAACGCGGACGCGGCGCTCGACTGGCTGAGCGGCAAGCCCAAGCGCGAATGGCGGGAGGGCGACACGCTGGTCTCCGTAGACTGGATGGAACCGCTGAACGCCTTTATGGCGATAGGCTCGCTTATCGCAAACGACACCGATGCTGACCTCGGTTCCTACGCGGTGGACTATGCCGAGGGAGCATTTCAGGCGCTCATGGATATACCCGTAATGAGCAATCTCAAGAGCTTGGACGACACGATCCGGTACTCCAATTCGGACAACTGGAGTGAAGCCTTAGGCGAGGGCCTGGCGGAATACGGCACGAACACGGCGACGGGCTTTATCCCTGCACCCTTCCGGCAGATCGCAAAGGCGCTTGACCCGTATTACCGCGACACCTCGGCTGACACGGCGGGGCAGAAAGCCCTGAACAAGGTGAAAAACGCCATCCCCGGCCTGCGGCAGACCCTCGACCCGAAGCTCGGCGCGACGGGAGAGCTGAAGAAATACAACGAAGGCGGCCTTCAGCACATGCTGAATTCGCTGTTTCTGCCGGGCAGCATATCTACGCTCGGCGGCAGCGAGACGGACACGGAGCTTGAAAAGCTCTACAAGGCGACCGGCATGGAGAACATATATCAGGATCGGAAAGCGCCTAAGAGCGTAAGCCTCGCCGGGGAGAAATACGAGCTGACGAACGACGAGAAGCGCAGCTATCTCCAGACGCAGGGGCAGGCCACGGAGCGGACGCTGAAAAACTTCATGGACAGCGAGCTTTACGGCATGATGACCGACAAGGAGAAGGCACAGACCATAGCGGCAATAAACGAGTATGGCCGCGAGGAGGCAAAGGCGGAGCTTTTCAAGAACCGCGGCATTGAGCGCGAGAGCGGCAACGAGGGGCTTTCAGACGTCAAAAACGTCGGGGAATACCTCGGAGCGAAGACGGCGTTCACACAGGCGAAGAAACAGAACGACTACTCGGCGCAGGACAAGTTTCTCAAGGTCTATGACCAGCTGACGGCGGGGACGAAGCGGATGCTTGAAAACTCCTCGGCGACGGCGCGCATGGACGACATGGCCGAGGCTTACGAGAAGGGCGGCATCCGCGCCAAGGAGTGGAACACCGTATACGAGAAGTACAAGGAACTCAACGGCACGAAGCGCAGCGGCTACACGGCATCGGACAAGGCGACGGACTTTGAGGCATGGATGGAGCGGGAGGGCTTCACCCAGGACCAGCGGAAGATGCTCGCCGATCAGTTCACGTTTTTCAGTCAGGTGCCGGGCGATGCGGGGCGCTACAACTCCCTGAAGGACGCCGGGTTCGACACCGACAGCGCATACGCGATATACGACAAGGTGTCGTCGCTGACTGCGCCAACGGGCGAGAAGACCGTGAAGGACTGGCAGAAGCTTGAGGCCATAAACAGCCTCGATCTGACGGGCGAGGAGAAGATAAAGGCGCTCAGCGTATACTACCCGCCGAACGACGACGGCAAGGAGGACGCCATGGTTCGCCGCTACAAGGCGGCGGAGGAGCAGGGGATTTCCTTTGCGACGTGGACGAAGGCGATGAAGATCATCGCAGGCGCGGACGGCACGAGCCGGAAGGCGATATTCGCGGCGGTACAGGAGGCGGGCTACACCGAGACGGACGCGCAGATTATCTACGACATCTGGAAGCACTCGTGAGGGGCGGGGATGCGGATTCCCACGTCACTTCGCGGCAAGGCTTTGGGACTGACGCAATAAACAGCCCACGGAATAAATCCGTGGGCTGTTTTACTATCTTGAAAGCTCCTCGATGTTCACGAGCCACTTAACAAGTATCTCGGTCAGAAACTCCTGCGTGGTGCAACCCTCCTCCTCGATGAGGGCGCGCACCTGACGATAGAGATCATCGGGGAGGTAGACAACGAGCCGGTGAGGCTTACGGCGGTTCGGGACTTTGTGCCCGTCATGCTCACCGACGAAGCGCTCAGCCAAGTGCCGCTCGGCGGCGGGGAGGAGACGGACGCCGTATTTTTCGGGGTTATCTACCATGGACTGCGTCGCCTTGCCGTACTTCGGGTACAGCTCACGCAGGGCGGAGATCATATCTTTACCGGAAACGGAGTTGGTCTCCCTGAACTGCTTATAATCCATTGTTTTTCTCCTTTCGCTTTTCTAAGACGCGATATGTATCGCCATAGGCGGCGCGGCCGCAGAACTGGCAGGGCTTCTTCTCCGGAGCGCTCTTCGGCTCGACCGGCTCAAGCTCCAGCAGCAGCTCCGTTTTGCACTTGGCGCAGAGGTAAAGCGTCACTGCACTGCCCTCCCTGTAAGAGAGTCGAGGGACAAGCCCAGGACATCGGCGACCGAACAGGCGTCGAGCAGGTTCGGGTATGATTCGTCCGTCTCCCACTTATGCAGCGCTCGGACGGGGATGTCCGCGAGCTCGGCGATTTCCGAAAGCGACTTGTGACTGCGGATGACGGCGGCGGACAGGAGCTGCCCCAAGGTCTTGCGCGGAGTGCGCAGGGCGGGGACGATATCGCCGGGGGACACGCGCAGAGCGCCCGAAAGCTGCGCCACCGTGTCGGTATAGGCAGTGCCGCGGCGGAGGAGGCGGGACAGGTTCGACGGGTCTGTGCCGAGGGCACGGCAGATATCCGCCTGTGACAGGTCTTGCAGGCGCATTTCGGTTTTGATGCGCTTGACGTCAAGATCGTATTTCATCTTCCGGTACTCCCGAAGCCGTTGGAGCTGCGCTCGGTCGGGTCAAGGGCTTCCACCTGCTTCAGGGCAGGGTACAGGACGGGCATTATAACGAGCTGGGATATCTTATCGCCCTTGTGAATATCATAGCCGACGGAGCTGTGATTATAGAGCTTGACGCGGATGGATCCGGTATAGCCCGCGTCGATGACGCCCTCGGAGAGAATGTCATGCTTGACATTGAGGCCGGATTTGCTCTTTATCATGCCGACGGTTCCGGGCGGGAGCGCGATATGTACGCCGGTGTCGATTGTGATGGTATTGCCGCCCCAAAGGATGGTATCTATGGGGCTGAACAGGTCGAAGCCCGCGTCAAATTCATGCGCCTGACGGGGCATATATGCGCCGGGGCCCAGGACTACTTCAAGCGTTGGTTTATACATGCTGTTCCTCCTTGACATTTGTATTTCTGCCGAGATTGCGGCGGGCATATTCGGCGAGGAGCAGCGCTTCCGCCATGCCGTCGTTTTCTATCCGGCATCTGGGGCTTGCCAGCAGCGACACGCCGGGGAAGAGCCGCTGGGCGGCACGGATGCTGGTGTGCTTATCGCTCGTGACGCCGAAAGCCTTTTTCCATCTCTGAGGCGGCACAAGCTCATACGGGAAGCGCAGAGCTTCGAGTATGCCCTGTATCCACCCGAAGCCGCAGCCGAAGTTAAACATGCTCGTGACGCCCTGTCCGGGCATTGCGGAGACCTTCTCAAGGGCGACTATGCTCTTACCGGGGTCTATGCCCCGCAGTTCGGCGAGATAGCCGCGTTCGCTGAAGGGGACGGCGATGACGGGGGCGGGGGCTTCCGTATCTATGACGGCAAGCGCTCCTTTCTTGCCGGGGTCTATATTCCGATGAATATCATCGGGGCATCACCTCCCAATGAAAACCGTAAGCCTTTGACCTATCAGCGTCTTTTGCTACTTGTATCATATCATTCCTCCTATATGCACTTATCGAACTTCGTGCGGGCTTTCTGCATGCACAGGTTTACCCACTGGCGGGAAACGCCTATACGGGCGGCTATCTCTTTCTGAGAATAGCCGCAATAGGCGAGCTGCACGACCTGACGCTCCCTATCCGAGAGGGCGGCAAGGAAAGCCTTACTGTCGAGCCAGCCTGTATCGGGCTGGACGCCGTACATCTCATGCAGGGGAGAGCCTTCCCCGTCCATCGCCTGCGCGTCGAGCGGGACAAGGGGCGAGGGCGGCGTCCTGTATTGCAGATTGGCCATCATATGCAGGCGTCGGATCTCGTTGAGGATATACCGCACGGCCAGAGAGTAGAGGCTGCCGCGCGACGGGTCATAGGCACAGCAGGCGCGCCAGAAGGCGAGGCGGGCTTCCTGCATGACGTCATCGTCGAAGAGATACTGCCGGTAATACTTCCTGACGATATCCCCGACTATCCGCCGGTTTTCGAGGAACAGCGCCTCGGCCTGCGCCCGTTCTGACGGGGTAGGAGCGGGACAGTTACTCATCGCCGCGGCTCCCTCCGATGATGACGGCCATTATCACGGTGCCAAGCGAGCCGCCGAGGATAAACGCCGCGAGCGCCCATAGCCAATATATCATGTGTTTCTCCTTCCCGCGTCACCGTCCATCCGCGCCCCATAAGCGCAGTAAAAATTATCGTCGACCTCACAATCCGCAAACGGATAATTGCAATGCGCACAATACCGACTGTCACTAATGCAGCAACTGTATTTGCAGTCCTTGCACCGTACCACGGGAACAGCGTCAATCAGCCTCATCTTTGTCCCTCCAATACAAGCGTTGGCCGCAGTTCCAGCAGTAGGAGCACTCCGAGTCGGAGGCTTCCCTGCAAACTGGGCAGACTCCATGCCGCGGATTGCGCGAAACACGGAACTCCGGTTTCTTGGGTATCTGCTTTTCAATGGCCGTTGCCATGAGGCCAATGTCTGCCCGCTGCTTGAATGCCGCCAGCAAGCCCTCGTAAACGTCCTTAAAGTCCTTATTGGTCTCGGCCTCTCTGTTATACTTGACTCCAATATAGCCCAGTGCCAAGTGGCAGGTCTGCAATGCTTCTTCCGGTGTCATGCTTCACCGTCCATTCTCGCTCCATAAGCGCAGTAAAAATTATCGTCGACCTCACAATCCGCAAACGGATAATTGCAATGCGCACAATACCGACTGTCACTAATGCAGCAGCTGTATTTGCAGTCCTTGCACCGCGTTACAGGGACAAACCTCGCCGAGTCTTCGACAGGTAGTCTTTCAAAATCCGCAATCACATCTTCGAGACATTCGGCGTAGATGATGCTTTCGCCGCCGTTTTCGTCGGCATCTTTTTGCGCTTCATCGGCCATCTTCGTGAGGAATTTTAATGCTTTCTCTTTACGGATGTATTCCATTTAGCCTCCTCAATACTTCGGGCATACCGCTATGCCGTTGCCAACGTTCCGGCTCTTTTCCAGCTCTGTAAGTCTGCGGTCAATGTCGCCGAAAGCATTGCTCATGCGCCGTTCGATGTTCTCTATACGTTCGTTGCGCCAACGCTCCTCGTCACGGTCGCACATCATCTTGTCAAACTGCGCCCTTTCTTCTGCTCTGGTTTTCTCAACTGCTTTTTCGATTGCTTCGTTATACTGCTTTTTTGTGATTATCATATTCTGTTTCCTTTCTCGCTTTCGCGTCTTAAATTATCCCCATTGCTCGGCCATAGCTCGCGCTATGCCCCAAAACGTCTTGCTTCGCTCTTTTGCATCGTCGCCGCGTTTGGCCGCGCCGTACGTCCTCTTGTCCTTGCGTCCTGTGCCGGACGGAACGTAGGGTGATATAGGCGCAACGATTTCAGTCGGCTCAAGCGGCGGCAGATTGCGAAGCCATAAGCGCGTTTTTTTGGTGTACGGGTGTCCAAATTGGTACGGCTGTATCTCCTGCGAGTGCCGCGGCATGTCGAAAACTTTTGACGATACGGGGTTTTCCACGGCGACACGCGGAACGTCGGCGTTGAGGAACGCTAGAAAAAACGCTTTTGCCTCAAGCCCTTTAAAGTATCTCTCCACATCAAGTTCTCCTTTGCGTGGGTATAAGCGGCAAGCCCCAGCGTTTGAGAGATACGTGCACGGCGGATGCGCAATCAGCAAGTCCCATTTGCCGATATCATGGCTCACTCCGTCGCAGGTGGTGACAGCACCGGCGCGTATGGCTTCGAGCGCGTCGCCCTTGATATGCCATTCGGGATGCCCTCCGGAGCAGTCCTGTATATCGCAGCTGTACGCCTCGTGGCCTCGCTCGCGGAACGCGATGCACACGCGCTGCGACTCCTCGCAGGCTATGAGTACCTTCATCGGCTCACGACCTCCAGCAGCTCCACGCGCTCACAGCGTATCTTGCCGTCCGAGTTATACGGGACACACACGCCGCAGAGCCATTCCCAGCGGATCAGCACCTTCCAGATAGCGCCGCCTCGCCAGCCGTAATGACTCTTCACCCAGTCGAGGGGCGCGACGTTTATGCCGCATCCGCATTCGTCGCAGCGGTTGAAGTTGACGTTCTCGGTTATCACACTGCCCTCCGCGATCGTCCAGCTTTCAGGCGCGGCGTACTCGGAGTTGAAGGTTTTATATGCTATGTAGCCGTCGGCGACGCGCTCAAAATGAGCGTCAATGAAATTAACGGCAGAAAGAAGTTCTTTTGCCCCGCTGAGGTCTGCCCCGCTGAGGGTTGCCCCGCTGAGGTTTGCCTTGCTGAGGGTTGCATAGCTGAGGTTTGCATAGCTGAGGTCTGCATAGCTGAGGTTTGCATAGCTGAGGGTTGCATAGCTGAGGTTTGCATAGCTGAGGTCTGCCCCGCTGAGGTTTGCCCCGCTGAGGTTTGCTCTTACTCCGCCCTTTTCATCGTTAAGCCACAGCTTATGCGCGGCCAGTATTTCTGCAAGTTTTTCAGGTGTCATATGTGTTCTCCTTAAATTTTCTTTAAGATGTCCTTCAGCTCGCCCATGTCGATCTGTTCCACGGGGCGGGCGTCGTATTCGGCGCGGGTGACGACGCGGTTACGCGAGTTGGGCAGGGGAGGGAGGCCCCAACGGTTCCGGCTGCATTTCCGGATGGTAAGCGCCCAATCGCGCCAGCCGTTGCGATTATGCGTCCCCTGCGCGCTCTCGTCCACGTACTGGATGCAGCGGGCAAGCTCCGCTTTGCCGAGTTCCGCCTCCAAGGCGGCGAACTCCTCGTCAGTCAGCTTGACCCATTTGTATTTCCCGTGCGAGCGGCGCGCCTCGCGCGCATTCTCTTTCGTATTCGGATTCTCTTTTGGATTCGTATTTGGATTCGTATTCTCTTTGGATTCAGGCGGTGACTCACCGTGACTCACGGTGGATGACGGTGGGTCAGCAAGTTCCGGCGCGGGGAAGCGGGATTTCTTGGTTTGGATTCTCTGGTGCGACTCCCATGTTGGGAAGTATAGGTAGGGCTTTCCGTCTACTTTGTAGAGGCCAACGCAGCCTATACCCGCCAAAGCTCTCAGAGCGGCATCTATGTCCGTGACCGTTATTCTGTCCCGCAGGGGGAAGCAAGACCCTTTTATTATCGCGGGTCTTGCGTCGCCCCGCCCGAAATCGTCCACATACGTAATCAACGAAATCCAGAGCCGGAACTGGAAGTCCGTCATCTTATTCACGTCTTCCGAACTGTGAATGCTTTCCTTGATTATCCTATTTGGCATATCGCACCGCCTTTACAGACGGCAGACTGCCGTTATGCGGTCTGCTCATGGGTTATGCGTCGTGAAGGATTTCTTCAACGTCTGCGATGGTGCGGGTGAGTTCCTTTACCCGCTTTTCGAGCCCTTCACGGGCTGACCGCTCGATGTCAAGCTTGCTTTGCAGTTCGGCGGCTTTGCGCGTGGCACCGAAAAGGGATTTGACGCAGGCTTCATAGCGTTCCTGAAGATTGCGGAAGGTTTTGTTTGTTACCATTTTCATTATCCTTTCTATCGTTAATCAGAAGGGCAGGGGCAGCTCACCGAACGAGTCGTCGGGAATCTCGTCGAAACCGGCGTCCGGCTGGACGTTCTGCGCCTTATATGCGGGGTATGACATGGTGGGAGTGATGCGGGCATTGACGTTTACTTCGTCGCGCCAGTTGCCGCGCGGGTCTTTGCGTGAGGTGAACTTGACGGACTGGATAGCATCGACGCGGAAGCTGCCGCCCTCGGTGACGCCGGAGGGCGAATTGGTCGGCCAGATGGTGATCTGCTTGCGGCCTTTGCCCTCCTCCTGAACTACGACAAGCTCGTAATTATCACCGGAGCGGGCGCGGACGGCGGAATAGGTCTCGCCGGTTTTCAGCTCAATTGGCATTCGCTTCGCCTCCTTCATCTGCTCCCGCGAGGGCGGAGAGCTTTTCGCAGATGGACTCATAATCCTTCTGCCTTATGTCCTTGGTGCTGGCAAAGCCCATGGCGACGATGCGCTGCTTGGCCTGCCCGGAGGTCAGCCCGGCCTCGCCCGCGATGGCGTAAAGACGCATGATCTGCTTCTTTGTGATGGGGCTTTCGGGGTCGGTCGGGGCGATGACGGCCTCGGCGTTCTGCATGAAGTCCTCGTTCTCCATATCCTGAGAGAACATACCGGAGCAGCCGGAGAGGGCTATTGCCGCGCCGACAAGGGCGCGCTTCTGCGCCATTTTGAGAGTGCCGTTTGCGGCATCCCACGGGGAATTGAAGCCGTTGCGCTTCTCGCTGGTATTCGCTGAGCCGTAGGACGAGGTGATGATGTACTCGGTGCCGTCGATGATCTTGACGAGGTCACAGCGGACGGCATAATAGAACAGGGGGTCTTTGCCGATCTGCTCGATCTTGCTTTCGATGGTGTAATGCTGGGTGAGGCCGTAGGCAAGGGCAATCTTCTCTGCGCCGGGCTTATAAAGGCTCGGCTTTTTAGTCTTCGGGATGACGCCGAAGTCTACGTCACGCTCCAGCTTTACGGGAGGAAGCGCGGGGTTCGCGGTGACAAGGTAATTCTTGCCCTTAGGGGCGATGCTTGCGGGCGGCGGGGAAAAGCTGTACGCCGCAAGCGCGGTAGTTTCGTTCATTCATATCCTCCTATGATTTTGGTTATTTTCAGGAGCCGGTCAAAGGATTCAGCGGGGTCGGCTCCGCGAAAATGCTTCTGAACTATCTGCTGCTGAGAGAGGACGCGGAAGGAGCCGTCGCGCCGGAGCTGTACGCCGATGCGCCTTGAAGGGTGCACGGCGGGAAGGGCGGGGGACTCCGCGCCGAGGTAGCCTTGCAGCTGAAGCGCGAGGGATATCTGGGAGAGCCTGTCCATGTCCGCGGTCGTCTTTATATCCACGATGCAGGGGCGGCCTTGGATAGTGCCGAAGCGGTCGAGGGTTCCGGCGTAATCCTCGGTATACACGGGCTGCTCGATCATTGACCAGTCGGGGCGATAGGTATCGAGGAAGGCGAGGTAAGCCCTGACATAGCCCGCGAGGGCGGGGTCAATATCCAGCTCCGCGAGGGAGACACCGTAGTCGATACACTGGCAGCACTCATGAACGAGGGAGCCGCGGCGCGCGGCCTGCGCGACAAGGGCGGAGTTTACGCTGCCGTATTTGACGGCGGTGACGGGGGCGCATATCTCCGTGACGGAGGGGACGCGGCGCCCGTCGAGCGTATAGGTATGTGTATCGGGATCAAATAACAATCTCTTCGCCATGGCAAACGCGGAAGCCGCAATACTCGGCTATCTGGTCAAACGAGGTATCGAGTGCGTTCTCGATGCTCTCGCGGGCACAGGCTGCGCAGACGCAGCCCTCTTCACCCTCGTAATACTTATCTTCGAGCGCTTCACCGCAGACGTCGCAGGTGCGGCAGTCGAGGTCTTCGGGCGGCTGCCCGGCGGCGGTGAGAGTTACGTCGAGATTGCGGTCGAGCTAATTCTGCATCATTTTTGTCCCCCTTCCGGTGTGGTAGCTTATGGCGTGTTTGACGGTATCGAAGTTTCCGCGGGGCAAGGGGAGGTAGCGGGTGCAGTTCTCGTCCGGAGCACAGCCGCGGCGTTTATGTGTGATATAGCAGAAATCGCAGGTCTGAGTCCTTGCGCAGAACCAGATGCAGGTCTCATGTCCGGGGCAGAGGTTTGGATTACGCCAACGAAGATATCTCATGCCCGTATATCCTCCCGCAGGTCGGCGGTGTCCAGCTTGAAGAAGCGGTAGAGCCGTTTTATCTGGCCGAGCGGCCAAGCGTCGGTATGCTTGGCGAGCATACGGGAGAGGGTGGCGACACTGACGCCCAGGGCGGCGGCCATTGCCTCAAGCGAGGTATCGGTGGCGTCCTTGCGTTCAAGGATCGTCGCCTTTATGGGGTCGCGCTTCGGGGCGGCGAGCTTATCAAAGCGGGTGCGCGGCATTACTTATCCACCTCCGCAGAAACGGTGATGATCTTCGCGGCCAGAGGCAGGCAGAGGACGCAGAGGACGGCGAGGGTCAGAATCTCATTATTGAACAGTACGCAGAGGGCAAGCGCGGGGACTATGTATTTCTTCACGGGGTATCATCCTTTCATTTGGAAATTTGCACATGGCCTGTCACGGCCTGGCAGCGGTAGCAATACATATGCTTCTTGTGGCCTTTTGAGGTAGCGCGGGAATACTTGGGGATAACGGCGGTCGTGCCGCATTTCATGCAGCGGAACACGCGCCAGAACACATGCCGCCTACGCATGGCGGGGCGAGGTCTTAGTTGATCTCATAATCTCTCCTTTCCTGAGTGAAATCTCATAAATATGAGATTTCAAGTTGACAGGCCGGAGGAGGCGGTATAGAATGGAAGCGCCAACAACCAATCGCATACTGCCTCCGGGCACTGCCTTTGCTCCGGCTTTACTGCCGGGGTGGGGTGGGTGCGCCTGCTGGGGTGTACTAGAAAAGAGGACTTGCGATGAGTTCACCGAAACTGCCGAAACCGGGGAGCATTGAATGGAATACTCAGCAACAGATAGCGGCAAAGAACTTCAGTGACGCCGAAAAGCGGCGAAAAGAAGAACTGCGCCTGCGCCGACAAGAAAGCCGGAGATTCTGGATTCAAACCGCGTTATCAGCTCTTGCTGCGCTTTCCGCTCTTGCTGGAGTAATTCTTCAACTCTGTCGATAGTGTCGGCGGTGTGCGCCTGAACCATCTGCGCGGCATTCAGCGCCGCGGCAAGGTCTTCGGACATGTTGGGCGAAGGATTTGTTGCCATGAGCTTTCCTCCTTTCGTAGGTATTATATCTCAATATTACGTAGATTTCAATCTAAAATCTCAACAATTCATAGATTTGGAAGTAAAAACAAAAGCACAGTAGTAAAACTGTGCAAATTTAACAAAAAGGGAGAAAAGATGTATGGAGAGATTTCTGGCATGGGTAGTTACGGCAATGTTCTCTTGGTTCTTCCGCCTCGTTGCTGTGCCTATTTTTACGTTAGCATTCCGCATCGGGGATAAAGTTTATTTCCACAGTGAAGCGTTATTCTGGGTAATTGTCTTTTTGGAAGGTTCAACGATACTTGGACTGCTGGTAACCGGAATAGTTTTCGGGTGCAATTTCGTCGTAAAAGCATCGCAGAAGATGTGCAGAAGTGTAAAAGGCACAAGATATACGGTTATCGGTATTGTATGTATTGCGAATTATGCCGTGCTGCTGTTCGGCGCAGCCGAGGGGGTTGCCAAAGTTCCTACGGCGCATATCTGCGCTTACATTGCATGTATTTTTTACAACATCGCACTAATCGTGATTGGCCGAACCCAAGCCAAAGAGGATAGAGAAGCAAACCCAGAAGAAGAAAAGACGAAGGCCAGTAGCCCGGTGCAGGCGTCTGGGGGCACATATAGCGTGAAAAATGAATTTGTAGATTCTTTATTGTCTGACAATCCTATGCTCACCAGAGCGGAGGCAGAGAACTTTTACCATGTCATTATGGTTGACCGGACGAGAGGGAAAGAAGCGGCAATTGCGAGCTTTTCAGACATGGTTCACAAAATTGCCGAGGGGGACTTGCTCCGCGCGACATTCGTTGTCTCGTATCTGTGCGGTGCTCTGGCTGCTTGCGAAGTTTTGACAAAAGAAGAGTCTGACTCACTATCTGAGAAATATAGAAATGCATTACTTGACTTATTGGAACAGGAACGGAAGGAAGAGCAAACACAAGCATGACAAGGTTTTTTGAGCAATACACGAAGCTGTGCAAAGAGCGCAGCATGAGCGCGAACGGCGTGGCAAAGGAAATAGGTTTACCTTCGTCCTCCGTGACGTATTGGAAGCGTGGGAGCCTCCCCCAGCAAAAGACGTTAGAAAGAGTCGCCGAGTATTTCGGCGTGTCCACGGACTACCTCCTCGGCTACACCGACGAGAAAGAAAATCCCGTGAGTGCTCGCGCGGAGCTGGACAAGCTCATTGACGGCATGGGGCGCGACGAGCTGATAGACTTCATCGCAAAGGCGACGGAAAAGCTGCGCGAACAAAAATAAGCCCCGCCGAAGCGGGGCTTTAGACGAGCCGGTCAGACATCTGCTTATTCCGAGTTCATAGATTTAAAGGGGAAATCTATAATAAGGAGGAAGCTGAATGTTCAAGATATTCAAACGCCGTATTCGGGTACGCTTCGTACTTCGGAACGGCAAATATCTGGCCATTGCGAACAGGTACACAAGAAACCTGTTCCGGTGATCGGGTGGAGCGGCGGAGTAACGCCGCCGCTCTGCGGCTCGTCCGGTCAGCGATTAATAAGGGACAGTATCTCCGCCGCCTGTTCTTCTGTCATGGTGGCGACAAGTGCGCGGGCTTCTGCTCTGAGGTCGTCTAGCTCTGGTTCTGTATTTTCCATCTTGCCCTCCTATGCAATATCCCAACGGGATATTTCCGCGTGTTTTTTTATCTTGCGTATAGCATAACAGGTTTAAGCGAACAAGTCAAGTATAACCGAATAAGTTTTTATATGCCAAATTTTGTATTGCGATTTCCAGCTCCTATGCGTGGGGCTGATTACAAGGTATCATGCAGACGAGGGGAAAGCAAGAAACAAGTTTGAATTAACGGCGGTCAGTTTTGCCGCCGTTTTTGCACAGGGATATATCAAATTTGAAAAGGGGGAAGATATGTGCTTGAACCATGCGAGATAATGGAACGAGTACGGGAACTGGTGGACGGCAGCGGGCTGACGGTGTCAGAGATCGCAAGAATTTGCGGCGAGCCTGAACAGAAGATACGGCGGGTGCTGGCCGACGGGAAAAGCCCGGCGTTCGCGCCGCTGTGCGGTATCATCACGGCCTGCGGCGGCAGCGTTGACGAGATCATAGGCGCCGCTCCGACGGAAAAGGCCGCGCCGGTGAACGATGCGCTTGTTATTCAGCTTCGCGCCGATCTGCGGCTCGAGCGGAAGAGAAACAGCCTTGGGTGGGTACTGTTCGCAGTGGTCGCGTTTATTGCAATAGGCGTTCTGATATACGACATCGCAAACCCGCAGTTTGGCTTGGTGCGATACAACATCCAGCAGGCGGAGGCGCGAATACGCGAAACAGCGTCGCACACGCCGGTTAGCGCCGTCCGGCGCTGGGCATGTGAATTTATACTCTGACGCGCGCAGAACGCCGCAGAACGCGACAGGCGCGGTTAAACAGGGGGGAAACAAAGAAATGAAGTGTAAGCAATGCGGCAGGGAGATACCGGAGGCCGCTATTTTCTGCTGCTGGTGCGGAGTGAAGCAGCTCAGGGAACGCAGGAAGAAGGACGCTATAAAAGTGCCGAAGCCGCGGAAGCTCCGTTCCGGCGCGTGGAACATCGAACTGCGCGCCGAGGGGCAGAGCATAACCGAAGCGACGGCGGAGCTATGCGAGGCGAAAGCGCGGGCGATCCGCGCCGGTTTTATCGAGGCGAAGAAAGCCGCGCCGAAGATGACCGTTGACGCCGCACTCGAAGCCTACATCAAGAGCCGCGAGCTCCTGTCGCCGTCCACGCTGCGAGGATATGAGGCAATCCGCCGGACGCGCTTCCGGGCGATAAGCAACAAGGATATAAATGCTGTTGACTGGCAGAATGCCATAAATGCCGAAGCGAAGCTATGCTCGCCGAAGACACTTAAAAATGCGTGGGGGCTGTTTTCTTCGGCGCTGAAGTCTGCGGGAGTTGAGCCGGGCGAGGTAACGCTGGCACAGGTGGCAAGCAAGGATTTGCCTTGGCTCGACTATGAGCAGATAAAGACGTTTTTGGAGGCGGTCAAGTATGAGCCTTGCGAGCTGGGCGCGCTGCTGGCGCTTCATTCCCTGCGGCGGTCGGAAATCTATGCGCTGACGGCGGCAGATGTTGACCTTGCAAAGGGCTTGATCCGCGTCGAAGGCGCGGCGGTGCTTGATGCTGATAACAACCTGACGCAAAAGGACACCAACAAAAACGAAACATCGCGCCGGACTGTGCCGATTATGATACCGCGACTGCGCGAGATTTTGCCGGGGGCTATGGCGGCGGCCGACGGCGGGGCACTGGTACAGGGCAATGTTAACACGTTGTATAATCAGGTTAACCGGATTTGTGACGCCGCGGGGCTCCCTCGTGTCGGCGTCCACGGCTTGCGGCGGTCGTTTGCGTCGCTGGCGTATCATCTGCGCTGGTCGGAGCTTGAGACAATGCGGGTCGGCGGATGGTCAGATTTTAATACTATGCGCAAAATTTATACCAAGCTTGCCGAACGAGATAAGAGCGCGGCGGCGCAGAAGATGGAGCAGTTTTATTCCGCAGAAGAGCTGGACGAGGAAGCCGAAAAACGTTCGTAAATCTGTTCGTAAAATCGCATGTTAAAATGCGATTTGAAGCTATCAGAATTGACATGGGAACATCACATTTGAAAGCGGGAGAAAGCCCGAAAAACATTGAAAAACAAGAAAAATCCCGCAATCTCAATGACTGCGGGATTTGCAAAAT